TATAATTGTTCCTGCAGCAACAATAACAACACTAAGAATAGCCCATAATAATTTCTTTAACCAAGCAACATCATTTTTAATTGTTGCTGTGTTTGCTTCCATTGAAGTCATTCTATGATTTAATATATCAACTAATTTACTTTGATTACCACAAAATTCTCCAAAGGTTTTTGCATCTATATAATTATTGCTACTAACTCCAGGAATACCTTGTATTCCTTGTAATCCTTGTTTTCCTCTTTGTCCTGCCATCTTAACTCCAACATTGGTAGAAAGATACTCTTTCTCCAATATTTTTTAATTGGTCTATTCCCCATTCTCTCCATTCTTTTGAGGTTCCTTCAGACATACCCTTTGTTACTGATAATTCACCAATAGAAATCGATTTGGACAAAATTCCTTGTGCTTCCATTGCTTTTAAAACTGCAGCAATGGTTAAGCAAAAAATAGCAGGTTGATATTGTTCAATTATAGAAGTTGTTCCAATTGTATTGCCTGTCATTACTTCAGAAAAAGAAACCTGTTGGTCTACAATAATTGGAAGAATACCAGATATACCTGCTGGAATATTATCTATCCAACTAAATACTATTGAACCAATTTGAACATCGCTATATGCTGTCATCTTATAATTATAAAAAAGACAGTCTACGCAATACTTCCTATTCTTCCAGTACTATCACATCTGACAGGAATTACTGCTAATCCACTTAAAGCACATAATAATACCATTTGAACTACATTCTGTTGTGTGAATTGTGTTCCACTAATATTTACATTTCCAGTTAAACCTACACTTGTTCCTGATGCAGTTATTATTAATTCTGTTCCAGCCATTTTAATATAAAAATAAAGTTAAACAGTCTTTAATGCCTGCCAATTGCTTCCATTCTCACCAACTATTATATCTCCAATATAGAAAAGTCCATCTGATATGCTATAACAAATATCACTCCCTGTTATTGAAGTTAAAACATTTAATGGATTGAATGCTACAACTCTAAATGTTGGACTAACTTGGGCGTATGTACCTGATGCCAAGATATTTCTTCCTAATCCTGGAACAAGTCCTTGCGCCATAATACTTCCTGTTGTTACACTGTTTGCCATTTTATTTTGTCCTCCTTTTCAGTTTTATATAAATATGATTTTATATACCTACTGCTATCCAGTCTGTAGGCATGCTTGCTGGACCCCAAAAAGTACAACCACTTATACTTTTCAAACCACTAATACCATAAGTACTTCCTAAATTGGCAATTATTGCACTTCCCATCATACAATTTATTGCATAATGTGTATTAGCAAAATTGACTGGAAATATTGCACTTCCTAATCCTGCTGAAGTTGTTATACAACTTCCTGCCTGAACCTTTGCTCCATAAGCACCATTTAGCGATGCTGTAAACATTGCTCCATTAGGACTATTAACTACATTTCCAAATAAACTTCCTCCAGCATAAATGTTTAAACCACTTATATTGCTTTCCGAAGTTATACTTCCAATCCAGTAAGGACTAATATATCCTCCACCTTCATAGAGTGTTACTTCTCCACTTATTTGTACTTCTTCTCCACCCAAACCATCTTGTAATTGAGCCATTTCTTGTTTTATCTCTATTTAATTATGTCAATTTAAAGTTTGACTTCTTGTAAATATAAAAATTAAAATAAAAAAATTTATCTTCCTACAACTTATTTACGTAGTTGTTATCTTACAAATCGCATCAGCCCTTAAATGTCTAATCTTAATTCTCTGTGTAAGCGAACTTGCACTCATATCATAAATAGGCATTTCAAAGTTTTCGATTGTTATTGGTCTCTTCTCAGCAATAACATAAGCCCACATCTTGTCTGTGACATATGCATACTTACTGTAAGTTGTACTTGGTGCTGCATTAGTTGAAAATTTAAGAACATTCAATCCATAGATTGTTCCTAAAAATCCTCTCTGTAGCATATCAGTATTACCAACTCTGCTTGCTTCAACAAAAGTATCAATGTTTCTCAAATCATTCAAAACTTCCATTCCCACGAACAATGTCGTTGGAGTGTAGTCTGCGTCATCAAGATATTGCATTGCTCTTGTCAAATTAGCAATTGTTATTGAAGCACCACCTGTAACAGTGTTTGTTCCATTATCCAATGCATCTGAAAGTATCAGTCTTGTTTCATTTTCTGCAAATCTTTTACCGAAAATCTTTAGAGAATGTTCAAGTATATTCCACTTGGCATCTTCCATTAACTCTCTGGTAATTCTTACAGAAACTCCCCACTTAACTGGCTTCATATTGAAACTTGTGTACTGACTTTGGTCTATTGGAATAGACGCACCTTCAGCAACAATTCTTACATTTGCTGCATTTGGTGTAACTAAATCAATATCTATACTTGAGCCTGGAATTTGTCCTGGTCCAACATAAATAGCACACTCACTTCTTGGAATAAGAACCTTATCAACTTCATCTATAAGAGTATTATAAATCTGACGAGGTATTAAAAGTTGTCCTTCAGTACCTATACCAGTATTTAATAATTCCTTAATTGCCTTATATTCATTTTCCATTTTATATGTTTAATGAAATAGCGACATATTGATTTGCTGCTGCAGTTGCTACTCCTTCTGATAGTGCTCTTCCTACAGGCATCAACCATGCACCTGCTGCAGTATTTGGAACTGAAACATTTGTTGATGAGCCTAATAGTGTAACTGTACCTGCACTTCCTGCTAATACTGAATTTCCTGCCATTATTGAACCTAAATTTGTTCCACTTTCTACTGGAAGTAAAAATACTCCTCTCATAGCAACTGGACCATAAGTTCCACTTGGAATTGTCTGTAAAGCCAATCCAATAACTTGGGAACCAACTACAGTAGTAACTGTAAATCCTTCAATATCACTTGCAACATAAGTCGAACTGTCCGAACCGACTACTCCTTGTGCAGTTGAACCATTTACCCAATAACCACCTGAAATATCTGCTCGAGCCTTAATTGTAATTATTCTTGGCGTTCCACCATCGAAAATCATTATTGCTCCTTCTGGGTTATTATAATCTACCATTTCTTTTTATCCTCCTTTCACCTTATCTAATATTCTCAAAACTTTTAATTTTGTGAAATATAAATTCAAACTAAACACTTTCATTCTTCCTACCTTACTAATCTCTTTAATTTAGGATTTTGCTTGTAATCACCATATAAGTCGAAGCCTTTTCCATTACTTGCTCTTTCAACAACAATATCATTTGCTGTCTCTGTCCTGACTTCTTCCTGTGCTACAACACCTTTAGTCTCGTCTTTCTTTGCTTCTAATGCCTTTGTCTCTTCCAATACTTTCTTCTTCTGAGCAAGTATAGATTTCAATTCCTCAAGTTCCTTTCTTTGCTCAACAACAACAGCACTTTCTGCAACAACTGGTGTAGCGACTGGTGTAGCAATTTCCTTTGCTACTTCTTCTGCCATATTTTCCTCCTTATCTTTGTTTAGTTCAGTATTAACTTTTTCATCTGTTGCTTCTTCATCTTCCTTTTCCTCGTCATATTCATCTTCTTCTCCCATCGCCATTTCTCTTAAATGAAAACTGTTATCAATTGCTTGTGCCAAGTTTGCCTGACTATCTCCAGGAACTGCAACAAGACTAATTTCTAATCCTCTAATACCAATTGCTTTCTTACTACCATCGCTTTCTTCAACTAAATCATCAACCTTTGCACCAATACTAACATTTTGTATTCTTCCATCCTTAATCATTTCTCTAATACCTTTATCCATAATCTTGCCTTCAAAATCTATTCTCTTTCCTATTGAATTAAAATTAACCTTTTCTGTTGTTCTTCCTACAATGTTTCTAATCTCGTTTTTATGGTCCAAAAGTATTGGAACACCTCTGAAAGTTGGTGCTGCCTTTTCTAATTCCTCTGAAACATATTTAACATTGTTCAAAGTAGTAGTCTCATTAATTGCTACACCACGAATTAAAAAATCAGGCTCAACGCCTTCCTTAATTCCTTCTGATACATCTTCTCCAAATGTTTCAATAGGTACAAAAAATTCAAGAACTCTCCAATCCTTTAACGCCTCACTCTTTTGAGGTGTTTTTCCACCATGAGATTTCTTCCATTGTGCTGTTGCAATTGCATAAGCCTTTGAAGTTAAATCTTTATCATTCATTTTTGGATTGCTCTTTTTTAATGTTGCCTTAATTGAAGCAACCATATCATCAAATTTCTTTGGCATTTTATATATTAAAATATATTTTTATATAGAGGAGATTATTTTATTTTATTTAAAAACCTTTTATTATAAATTATATAATTGATTTGAGAATTATCCTTGATAAACTACCCAATTTAATCCATCGGAGTAATGGAATATAGAAGTTACTACTCCCCCAACTTGTGTTCCTCCACCAGGACCATATATATAGATATTATCATATTGAGAATGAGAACTTCCAATTTGTATAAGAGTTTGTTTTATACCATATCCTCCAGAAGTAAAAGTAGTATCTACAGCGACAACACTACCTAATGGAGTTCCATTATAATCAGTTCCGCTTATTATATAAAAGATAATTGAACCATTTGTATCCCAATGCACTTTACTTGTATCTAAACCCATTACTAAAGATGCCGGTTTTATTCCTCCAGCTATAACAGTTGACACCCCCCCAACTACTTTATATAAAGTAATTGTAGCACCTTTATCATCAGAAAGGTATGCTTCATAAAAATTATTACCATCTTGCACCCCAAAAAGACTATATAAACTATTATTAGTTGTTCCTTCTATTATGCTTTCTGTCATTACAAATACCGGATTAATTAAATCACTTCTAGGAAATACCAATGCTCCGCTATCTGTTCTATATATTATAGATGTTCCAATCCAAGCGCTGCCCGTAGTTAAAGAATACGTACCTATTAATGGAGTTTGTGGTGAAACAAAAAAACTACCAGAATTATTAGGAGAACCTATATAAAGAGGATTAACACTACCTGTTTCAAAATCATCTACTAAAAAGAAGCTATTTGTCATTATAATACCTCTGGATTGAGGATTACTAAATTGTTTTGACTTAACTTATCTAAAAATTCTTGAGTTATTAAATATCTTTCTAAAATTATGTGTCCAGAATACAAATTGAAATTAGAATTATAAGAGAAATTACTATATCCTAAACCCAATTTCATAGCTAACGGTTTGTTTGTATTATCTTTATTATCAAATGCAATTGGGGATTGAACTACCAAGTCTATTATAGTATCATCTAAAGATAATGTATCTGCAATCAATAAATTTACATTTTTACTTGAACTTGTACTTATATAAGGCACTGCATTATTAATCCATTCTTCATCAGAATGTTTAGGTATTAATTGTTGTATCATAGCATTTTCATATTCGTTGAAATCTCCCAATTCAACTTCTATATCTAATGTTCCACAATATTCTATAAACTTATCTTGCAACCATTTATAATCAAATATATTTCCTGTTTGCTGTTGATAACTTGTTATAAGCTTTACCATATCTCTTTTATAAAGTCTATTAAAATCTACTTCTGGTTGTGTTTCAGAAAAGACAGCATGTGTTCCAGCAGTTAATCCTTTTTGCCCTCTAATAAATCCATATATTTTAGTTCCATTAACTGTTAAATCATTTCCTATTAAATTCATTTCTAAAAGCCCCTTTAAAGTGTATATCCAAAAATTTGTAATAAATTCACTCAATTGTAAGTAATTCATATTTTTTGAATAACTAAGTATTCCCACATCATTTCCGGCAACAATTATAGATTGTGGTGAAGAAGAAAAAACATTTCCTCTAGAAACGGGATATTCTGCCTTTATTTCATTTAAATATTCTGCATCTAAAAATTCTAAGCTTCCAATTTTATTTAAGTGAACAACTTTTGGGTGTTTCCATATCCAAAGTGTATCTTCACATTTATCCAATGCTCTTGACATAAAAAGTGCTTCTTCATATACTGCCGGTAATTCAGTGCTTTCATTAATTAATAATCTTAATTTCATTTTATCTCCCTACCAAAAATAGTAACATTAGTACTTCCAGCACATGTAGTTCCAAATCCAATATTACTTCCTGCTCCAGCAGGTACTATTGGAAAAGCAAATGTCTTCTCTACTGTTCCTCCAGAAGCAAAATTTAAATAATATTGACTAATAAGTCCAGGACTACTGTCTGTTACATTTGTTGTTCCACTAATTAATAATCTTACAATTCCTGCAAGATTTGTTGATATATGCCAACCATGAACTTCTAATCTGCTACCAGTACCACCAATTGCCCATGTATCTGAATATCCTCCACTTGCTATTAATGTTGATGACTTAAAGCATGGAGAACCTAAATCTTCCCAAGCAGCATCAGAATTTGTTGCAACAATATAAACACTTCCAATTCCTATTGTTAATATAGAACCAACACCTGTCCATGCAGGTTGCACTCCACTAATAACCATACTTCCAACACCACCACCCCAGAATATACTTCCATTAGACATTCCTGTATAACTTCCGATTGCAGGCATATTACTTACAACAACGCTTCCAACTCCTCCAAACCAAATACTTCCTGGAAAGTAAGTACCACTAACTCCTAAAACATTAGTCGTAATTGCTACACTTCCAGATATTTGTGATAATCCTGAAATCATTACTGAACCCACACCTCCAGCAAAATAGAATGAACCTATATTGGTTAATGCGAAACTTCCCAACATATTCTGGAACAATGTTCCACTAACTCCCAACACATTAGTGCTAATTGCTACTGAACCTGCTACTTGAGAAGTTCCAGAAAGCATAACACTTCCTACTCCACCTGCAAAATAGAATGAACCTGGAAAATAAGCACCACTAACACCTAATACATTCGTACTTATGGCTACACTTCCTGCTATTTGAGATATACCACTAATCATAACAGAACCAACACCACCTGCGAAGTAAAAACTTCCAGGGAAATATGCTCCAGATACTCCTAAAACATTTGTTGATATTGCTACTGAACCAGACATCTGTGCAATTCCACTCAACATTACTGAACCTACGCCACCACCAAACCACATGCTTCCAGGAAAGTAAGCACCTGATACTCCAAGCACATTAGTCGAAATAGAAACACTTCCTACAACTTGTGCAGTTCCACTTATGGTTACGCTTCCAGTTCCCCCACCAAAGAAAACAGAACCAGCCATATTTTGAAATGTGGTTCCACTTACACCAAGTACTGGAGTTGTTATTGCTACACTTCCTGTAGATAATACATTTCCAGAAACTGCTAAAGCACCAGCACTTGTTACTTGTGCTTGATAATCATTTGTCTTATCCTGTAAAATCATATAATGTTCTTCAACTGTATTAGCACCAACTATTCTTTCATTAGTTCTAACTTTCTTTCCTGTATTGGTTGCATCTGTAGGTAACTGTACATATGTTTCTACCATTATTCATACTCCGGAAATATTTTTAACATAAGTGAATTATCATTTGGAAGAGTTATCTCGCTTCCAGTCCAAAAAGATTTAAATTCAGCCCACCATAAACCTGTTCCACTAATATCACTTCCAGTCCATCTATATTCTGCTTTTCCATTTACAGCATCTGTTATAACACAAGCACCACTAAATACTGGAGCAAAATTGGTTAAACTTCCCACGCACAAGAATACAGAACCCAAAGTTAAATCAATTGGAATTCCATTTGCATATGTCATTATTACTGCGAATGCAGGCAAGGTGTCTCCTTTCTTTATATTAAATGTTTGCATATCTATTTCTCCATTTTAAGTATTATAACATCATTTGGAATTAATGTAAATACTGGACTTGATTTAATTGTAAAAGTATTATTCTCCATTTGTAGAGAGATATGAGCATTTGTATATGTAATTTCAGTTTGTTCAGTCATTAAAAAATCTAAAGGAACAATATCCCAAAATGCTCCAAATCCAATAATTCCTATTGGACCATCATATATTGTTTTCAATACTATTGGTTCTTGAACATTTAAATTAATTTCCATTTTTATATTTGTGTTTCTTTATTTAAAAAATCATTTAATTTAATTATATAATTCATCCTAATCCCTTCCCATCTAAATTTATAAATTCCTCATGCTGTCGCTGTCGTTTATCTTGTGCAGGAACAGCCCTTCTTGTTAAATCATGCTGAACTTTCCCTTCCTCTATTTGTGGTCTTCTACCCTGTAATTTATTTTCTGCACCAGCAGTAATACTTGCCTGTGGTCCTCTTGTGCCACTAACAAATGCACCTTTATCTTGGTCTTCCCAATTACCAACAACAACTACATCTTCCTGGTCTAATACAACATTCTTACTATTACAAATATGTGAATAATCTGAAGTGTTATCTTCTACCATATATCTCTGATTACAACGAGGGCAGAACTTTATCATTTCCTAATTCCTCCACTTGTTTATTCTTCCTCTCACTTTCTTTATTTATTATTTCCATAAGATGCTTTCCACAAATCCAATTGCTCCCATATAATATCAATGCTCTTGTTTCACATCCCTTAACAGCACACTTAATTCCTTCCATTTAAATTAAACACCTCTGGTTGTTTCGCATTCATCTTTGATAATACTTCTAATATATAAATCAGCAAATACGATTGTTGGTCTACAACTAATCTTTTGTCATTCCCATTAACAAACATATAACATGCTTGTTCATCATCGAAATATAAGTTTTTATAAATTTGTTGCATCATATTCCTACCGCAATCCAGTCTACAACTGTATTGCTTCCTCCTACTATCCAGCATCCACTTGCTCTTTTTGCACCACTAATACATAATACTGCTGCACTTCCTGCTACATTAAATTGCCTTGCTCCATAAGTAGAATATTGTGTTGTCATAAACCAATTTGGAGTTAGGAATGGTGTTGCAAAATTAACTAATCCTGAATTACTTGTTGTTCCAAGTATTATGCTTCCTGCCTTAACTCTATAACCATAAATCTCTGTAGCATTTTCTATTGATGTTGCAAAATGTCTTCCTACTAAATCTACTATACTTCCTACTCTAAAATTAGTTCCAGATACAGTCGAACTAACAACTAATGGTCCACTTATCAAAGTTGATGCTATAAAATTTACACCTGAAATAGTTGTGCCTATATACGTTGGTCCACTTATCAAAGTACCAAAATTAATATTCGTTCCCGAAAATGTAATACCTAAAAATGTAGTTCCACTAATATTGGTTCCAATTAAGGTAGGACCACTAACTAATGTGTCTGCATAATACCTATCTCCATAAAATACTGCTCCACCACCACTTGATGAAAACGAACTCAATAATGTTATGCTTCCTCCAATTATCCATGGCACAGCATTTCCTAATGCATCCTTACTCTGAACATTTTGAATTGAGCCTGCTGGAATATATGTTTTACTACCAACACAATCTGTCTGCAAATATCCCTCACCTGTTGCCACCAATGGAACAAAAGTAGTTCCACTTCTTGCCCATAAATAACTCTCACTTCCTGCAGCAACACTAATGCTTGGCATAGAAGTTATACTTCCTGCAACAATTCCTGATATACTAACTATTCCAGAAATCTCAACAGTGTTCTTTATATATTGTTCACTTCCAGTAGCACCGAAGTTTCCATAAACACCAATAGAACCAGTAGAATTAACAACCAACACACTTCCAATTCCTACTGGATTATATGTCTGAACACTACCTGCTTTTATATAACTTTCACTACCAACTGCTACACTTATCGATGGCATATAAACAATTGAACCTGCTACCATATTAGTTACAACAACACTACTTCCTAACTCACCAAAATTCTTTATATATTGTTCACTACCTGTTGCTCCAAAATTACCATATACTCCTATTGAGCCTGTAGAATTAACTACTAATACTGAACCAATTCCCAATGGTGAATATGTTTGAATAGAACCAGCCTTAATATAAACATTTGAACCAGCACTTACATTAATTGAAGGCATATAAACTATACTTCCAGCAACCATATTGTAAATAGAAATAGAACCACCTTTAATATATGCTTCACTACCAGTGTTTGCAGAAACAGATATTGAAGGCATAGAAGTTATGCTTCCTGTTACAAATAATCTTCCAGTATCATCTACTATTGCTGTATTGCTCCAATCTCCTAAACCACTACCCTGAATTTGTGCCATTTACTTTATCTCCACCACTGGTGCATAAGTACATCTACAATTTGGATGTAGAGGCATTTCGGCTTCCTCACCAATATCATAAATTGTTCCATTTAGCGCATCACAATCTTCACAAGTTCTTGCTCCAAATGATGCCACCCATTTAACTTTATCAATACCATTCTCCGAATAATAATCTACAGCACCCTGATTTGCAAGTCTTGTTATTTCACTTCTAACAATTGAAATGCTTCTGTTTTCCTTTGCCTTCTGTAAAATAGGCAAACCAGCAATTCCTTTTTTAATGTCTCCTTCCTCTGTCATTCTATACAAATCCTTCAATCCTAATTTCGCATCTACTTCATCTGCCATCTCCGACATGCTCAATCCTTTCTTAAAACCATTCTCCAATATTCCTTTTAATTCATTAATCTGCATCTCAGATAAATATCCTGCTTGCGCTTCTGTATCTGTAGTTGCTTTAATCTGCGCAAAATCATAAGTCTTCAAATTTGCTAAAATATACTTTATATAATCCTGATACTTAAATCCTAACCACTCATTTATATCATTTATATCGTTCCAACTTTCTTCACAATGCTTACAAGATTTAGCATATTCATAATTCTTATTAACATACTTTTCTTCCTCTGGTTCTTCATTATCATTTTCTATATCTCCCCATTCCTCTAAATCATCCATATTCTCAATAACCTTGTCTCCAATATCTGTCCTGTAACTTAATCCTTCCCAATATATATCATCCACACCTTGCTCTCCTCTTTCAATAATACTATAAACTTTTGCCTTTGCAACTTCCAAATCTTCATCCTTGCTACTAACTATTATAATATCTCCAACTGAACCTGCAGTATATAATTGCTTTTCAATTTTCTTAATCTCCTGGAAATGTATATGCTCTTCAATATCTTTAACTCCATAGATTGGCATATTGTTTCCAAGTTTCTTATAAGCGTCTTGGAATGGACTTCCTTCACCAACCATCATAACACCAATCTGCCAAACATTTTTCTCGAATGGCGCTTCTGTTAATGTTCCACTTGCTAACTTATCTAAAAATTCTCCAAAAGGCATATTCAAGCATTCTTCAATAATACAACTAATAGGATATCCAGGTCTTCCTGCTGTCCATTCCAGTGGATAAATATTCCCATCCTTATCAACCATGCAATTCAAATCAGCAAATCCAACATAATCCTTGAAATACTTTTGAACCTTTGCAACTGTCTTATCAAATAAATCACACTTATCTGTCCAAATCATCACTGTTCCTGTTTCACCTGTCATACTTCCCAAATCACCAGTATCAGCATGCTTGTGTTCAAAGTTCAAGCAATAAGGTTTTAATATCTCCTTCCCATTACAAATAAATGTAACTGCCATCTCTAATCCATCAACAAACTCCTGCAATAAGAAATCTATCTTCTCATTCTCTGTCCATTCCTTTTTGTATTTATCCAGAACTTGCATCATGTCGCTCCCATCTTCCATATGTCCAACATAAGTAAAATGCCTATCCATATTCGTTATTGGTTTCAAAACATATTTCTGTGGCTTTGTTTTTATATATTCAATTGCTGCATCGAAATCTGTAAACTCTTTACTCTTCAGAATTGGAACCTTTGCTTTCTTCAATAAATCCTGTCCAAATTGTCTGTCGCATTCCAACTTCTCAATTTCCTTCCTACCATTAATAATCTTCTTTCCACGCTTTACTAAATCTTCTGAGACTTCACCAAATCCGACATCATCAATAAATATAACATCTGCCCAATCTACCCATGCTTCATAACTATCAACTTTCTCAATTAAGTCATCTCCAACATCAGATTTCTGCTTGTAATAATATTTGACTTCGTGTCCTTCCTTCATCAAATGTAATGCATAATCCAAAGCAAGTCCATAATCACCTATAAACAAAAAGTGTTTCTTTTTTGCTGCTTCCAGAATAATGTTTCCAAGAGGAGTTATCAATTCTTCTTTTTTTTTAAAACTCTCGTTAATATTCATTGCTAAATGGTCCTGCAATATCTCTGCCATTTCATGCGCTTCCTTATACTTAATTCCATGCAACATTAAATTCAATTCAATAATTTCGTGTCTTATTGTTTCCTTCTTCATCTTCTCTGACTGCTTACTATAAATTAATAATGTTGTTTTGCTATATGGAAATTCAACTCCTAATTCCTTCGCAGCACCCCAATTCATTCCAATATAATCATCACCTATCTTATCATCAACATATTTAATCTTATATTTAACTGCTGGTGGCATCTTCTCCAATATATCCATTATAGTATCTTGCTTCATCATCTGTTGCTTCGGAGTTGTAGGCATAGCCATATCTCTTGCTTTCATATTTGCAGGTGCTTGTGGGAAACCAGCATTCTGTCCTGGAACAATTGGTTGTGGACGATTTTCTTCACGCTTTCGTGCTTCCTCATCTTTCTTTTCTTGTTCTAACTTTTTCTGTTCCCATTCATCAACATCTAATTCAAGCAAATTAACAACTTCATCTTCCAGCATACTTTTCAATGCAGGACTTGTAGTAGTTGCAACAAGCAATGCTGTTGCTGTTTTAATCTTCCCATCAATTTCCATGACAGAAGGTGTACCCCACTGAAATTCAACATGGATGTCCAAACCATTGGCATTTAAAACTCTCTTGAATATCTTCTCTTCAATAATCTTTTCCAATTCGGCTTGAATGCTTTGTATTCTTCTCTGGAATGCTTCCATCTGCACTCTTGCTAAACCTTCAGGAACATTTCCTATTCCAAGCAAAACTGCAGGTATCTGGAATATATAAGTTAGCATTGTCATATCGTGTTCCAATATTGCATTAAACTTTTCTCCAAGATTTCCAAAATCAACAACCTTTAAATCAACCAAATCATCAGTAGCCCATTCTGTTTTGTTATCCATAATCTCCATCTTCTGTCCAAATGCAGCAACATCTTCTGGTTTTGGAATAATCTTTGTATTCCCATCAACTCTTCCTAACTTTGCATGCAATGGTGAATTTGCTTTCCTCTGCATAATTCTATGACTATCTCTCTCAACCATTAAAACATTATTAATTGCCTTCAATGCAGAACTACCAATACCTATACCATAAGCACCATCTCCAACAACATTAAATGGACAATGTGCAATTTGTTCTACACTAAATGGAATAACTTTATTTCTCTCAACCTTATCAAATGCTCCAGTATATTGATTATAACCTTGAATTTCGCCCTTATTGTTTCTAACAACATACATATAATTCGCATTTAAAACCTTTAATCCTTTAACACCTTCTTTCGCACTTCCACCAATTTCCAAGAAACCACTTCCCTTAATCAGCGCTTCCTTACACCAAGCACGCAACAGTGTTTCAAAATCAGTATCCTTCATAAAATCTTCAATAATTGTTTTTGCCCTTTCGTCTTCGCATTCTACATAAAATCCTGGACCAACTACAAAATCAATATACTTATCGACAACAGCAGTAAAGAAACCAAACTTCTTATATAACTCTTCAAATGTTTTAAAATCAAATGGATGTTCCTCTCCTAATTCAGTTGGAAACTTCACATCTTTCTTTTCTATCTCACCTTTAAACTGCTCGGTAAGATTTATAATTCCACTAAAATTGTCAGAAAGCATTGGATGATATTCTAAATCAACAACTGCACTTTCCTCTACTTTTCTATTCCAAAATGCCATTTTATTTTATGTTAGCCCAGCCTTGATATTCCATATCAATAGTGCTTTGGCTCATTCCAGTTACTGCATACTGAACTCCAAAATCTATCTTCCCATCATGGTTCTTATCAGCGCCAAGATAAACAAAAGTATTGTCAACACCTACACCATGAATGTCCTGAACATTCAAAATGTGTGGGTCTCTCAAAGTCATATAGTGTCCTGCTTCGAAGCACGCACCAGCAATACTGAGAGAAACAAGTGCAGACATTGCAATTCTAACAAGTTTATTCATATATAGTTTTAATTTATTTTATTCTTAAATATTATTAAATAGATTATATAATCAGTTCAACCATTTAACATAGGAACATAACCTTGCTCATCTTTACATGCCCAACATGCAAGTGCAAGTGCATCTGGATAATCATCATGTCCTCTTTCCGAGTGATGCAACTTCAAATCTCCACTGCTCATCACTTCATATCTGAAATCCAATAGTTGATATATTAATTTCTTATGATTAGGTATTCGCAACTTTCCTTGTTCCATTAGTTTCTTCAAATTGCTAAATATATCCATCTTGCTTTGCACTGTAAAACGCAATGCTTCCACTCTCCAATCGTCTGCACCTCCAGGACGCTCCTTCAACCAATCACTTGGTCCTTCACCCATGCCTGTCTTATCAAGCACCATCTTCACAAAATCATATTTCGCATCTAACTGACGAACCATTCCCACAACTTCACGAGGCAAATTCTTTAAATAATTATCAATACTTACAATACGATATCCACCACCATGCACAAGCAAACTTATAAATACACTTTCATCTTCGCCTTCTCCTGCAATATCAACACCAAGAAAATAATTGTGTCTTGGAATTTTAGGTTCTGGCAAATTATATTCCTCTATGCAACTTTCTATTAATTCCCACTTAAAATAACAATCTGCATCTTCAATAAACTTTGCTTCGTATTCAGTTTCAAATTCCATTGATGTTAAGTTCCTGCGTTGCTCTTCAATAAACTCCTGTGTTATTTGCCCTGCCTTAACTGGAAATGTATAATCGTAACAAAATAACTTATAATTCGTTTCTCTTCCATAAGCGCTTTCCCAGAAATGATTTTTACCTTTCCCAGTACCAATTTTAATCATCTGCCCATTAGTTGCTGCTATCATTGGCATAACAACCTCGCTGACTATCTGGTCTTTAATTTTCTGCGCTTCCTCTAATATAACAGTGTCAGCAGTGAACCCTCTAATCGTTGAACCTTCTGGACCACATGGCAACGCCTTAACTCTACTTCCATTCTTGAAAACCAGTTCTGTCTGCGTGGAAGTCTCAATATACTTGATAAATATACTGGAAGCATTAATCATCTTCCTAATCTTTGCATATAATTCAGAACTCTGCCTTTGCGCAGGTGCAACAACAATAATAGAATAATTTGATGTTGTTAGGCATTTATAAAGTGAATACGCTGCAACACTTGTGGACTTCCCACTCTGTCTGCACCAAACTCCAACAACACGCTTCTCCGAGCAACAAGCACTCAAGAAATCCTGTTGATAATCATAAGGATAAAAATTAAAGAAACATTCTGCAAAATCAATAATATCACCACTCGCTATATTCTCCATAATCATCTCCTTTCTCGGAATGCATATCATCATGACAATCCTTGCATAATGGTACGACATCAATATACAATTCTTCCTCGCCTAAATTCTCGTAACTCAAATGATGTAATTGTGTTGCTCGCTCACCACATTCATCGCATTCCCAATCTGCCTCTTCCATCAATTCCTGACGCCTTTCCTTCCAATCTTCACTCTTCAGATATTCCCGATATTCCTGTCTGTCCATCTGTACTCAATGGAATAATTTCCTGAATGATTATTGGTGTCTTTTTCGCCTTCCAACGCTTAACAATATCATCAAGTTCCAATTCAACATTAACATTAACATTTGTCTGCGTTGTTGGATAAAGCAATTTTATATAATCAAAAATCCTATTCATAAGCGTTATGCAATCTCTTGTAGTTTCTTTCTTCAACTTCTTGGGATTATCACTTTCTAACTTCGCATCATCTTTTAAAATCTTCTTCAGAATATCCAGGAGTTCATTTAATTCTCCAACGCACTTTTCTTTCGTCCAAGTTAATGTCTTGGGAACACCACGAGATAGCCTTCTATACTCGTCGTCTACTTCCTTGGGACGAGTTCCAAATCCATAATTCTTTATTCCATCCCATCCCATTTAAATAATAGT